CACCCGGTCGCCGTCCAGCTCGACGGTGTCGAGCTCGTCGGAGCTGCCCGTGAACAGGCCGAGGGCACCATCGCGGCGGACGCGGTCGATCACATCCTGCAGGTAGGCGCTGCCCTCGAGCCTCCAGATGGAGTCGGGCAGGACGACCACCACCACGGTCTCCTCGCCGCGCATGGTCGAGATGACCCTGCCGGCCTCCCCGAGGGACCCGGGAAGGTTGGACTGGGCGATCCAGAGGGGCTCCACATCGTCTTCCGACAGGGCCCCGATCAGGCATTCGTCGGTCCGGTGACCGAGGATGGCGTACACCCTGTTGGTGACCTTCTGGACCTCCGACAGGGTGTGCCGGTAGAGGGGCACGATGCCGTCCCCGGTGATCGTCGGAGCGAGGGGCTTGGGGAAGGGCAGGCCCAAGCGGGTGCCGTTCCCGGCCATCGGCAGGAGGCCGACGATGTCAGCCAAGGGCCGACCTCACTTTCTCGATGTCACCCTCGGCGTAGTGCTCGAGCCACGACTCGAACACAGCCCGATCGTGGGAGTACATCTCCTGCGAGTTGCTGGCCCGGTAGGAGTCGTCCATGGTCCCCTTTCCGAAGAAGGGATGGAGGTGCTCCACCACGACATCGGGGATGTAGGACAGGCAGCCTGCCCCGGAGCCCAGCACGGCCCACGCGTTGTCGATGTACAGGTGACGAGCCTTCCGCAGGCCGAAGTAGCCCAGCGCCCGCACGATCGGGGTGGTCACGAAGACATGGGTGGGGATGTCGTTTCGGGCGAGGTCGTTGCAGTAGGCGAAGCCGCCACGGGCGAGGACCTCGGTGACGCGCTGGTCCCAGCCGGGGGTGCGGAAGCGGTTGTCGTCGCCGATGAAGCCCAAGATGGACGGGGCCTCCTCCTCGAGAAGGCGATCAACTGCAGCCTGTAGGACCTCATTCATCCACTCCCTGCGGGGGACGGTGACGTAGGGGACGTGGTATTCGCGGACATCCTCGTCCTCGTTGAGGACAAAGACCAGCGAGGTGTCGGGGAGGCCCCGGGTCTGGGTGAAGGTGGCGTATGCCTCTGATGCCGCTGCCGGACGGCCCTTGGACGGGCACAGGACGAGCAGGCTCATCTCCCTCTCTCGATCAGGGATGTGGGCGGGGACGCCGGGGGACGCCCCCGCCCGGATCAATCTAGGCGGCGTCGATGGCCTGCACGGCAGCCGCCACCGAGGCGATGGCCGCCAGAAGGGCATCGATGTCCGCCTGCGAGACCACCATCGGCTGCAGGGCCGCCACCTGAGCCTGCAGGTCGACCACCTGAGCGAGGGCCGCGTCACGGGCCGCCGCCACGGCGGCCATGTCGGCGGTGACACGACCGGCGGCGTCCGTGGCATCCGTGGCGAGAGCTGCGACAGCGGCATTGACCGCGTCGAGAAGGGCCATGATCTCCTCCGTTCGTTCGACGAAGATGCCAAGGTCGTCGGGCTGGTGATGATGGTGCCCGTGACCGTGCCCGGGCTCGACCATAGCTACTCCTCGTGCTGGGGCTTGTAGGGGATGCCGGCCTCGTCGCACAAACCCTGCAGGTACGCGATGTACTCGTTGGGAGGGCGACGGTGACGGGCGACATGCGCCGCGAGCGAGATCCTCTCGAGGTTCTCGATCGTGTCGTTTGTCTTGTTCCCGTCAAGGTGATGGATGACATAGCCCCGAGGAATGGTGTCCTCTGGGTGGTGCTCGAGCCACACGAGATGAGATCGAGGGACATACCTTTTACGTCCCTCTACCCAAACCCGAACATGACCACTGTCATCTATTCGCTGACCACCGCGCCAGTTGGGTCCGTGTTCGAAAGGCATGCGGCACCTCCTTCAGGAGGAGTATACCGTAGGCCCCTCGGAAAGATCAAACTCACGCCTCGTCGTAGGAATAGTTCACAGTCTGCTGGGTCCAGTTCCCCGGGCCGGCAGTGGCGCCGACGGCGAGCTGCATGACGAGGTACTTGGTGTAGGCGTTGAGCTGCCCGGCGGTGTACTGGGCAACATCCCATGTCGCCTTGTTGCCGGAGGTGTAGGTCGTCGCGTTCGCGTTGGCGATCGTCGAGGCGGCCGTGGTCCCCTGCTGGTAGGTGACATAGGCCCCCGTGAAGTACAGCGTGGTGGAGGTGTCCACCGTGCTGTTGAACCAGACCTTGAAGCTCTGGACATAGTTCGCGGGGGTGGCGGTGATCTTGAGCCGGATCCACTTCTCGTAGGAGTTGGTGCCGACCGTGATCGGGTTGGCCTGCCGGTTGGACAGGGAGTTGAAGGCGTTGTCGGCCGACTCGAGGTCGATGCCGGTCACGGAGTCCGCGACCGTGGGACCTGCGGCGTACGACACCGCGAGAACGAGGGTTGCGGCCATGTACTAGGTCTCCTTGCTGGGCCCTAGTCCGACGACTTGGCTGGAGTCTTGGGCTTCTCGCCGTTCGACTGGCCCGCTGTCGGCGCGGGCGGCGGGGTGGCGACCTCCTTGGCCGTGAGCACGTCGTCGACGGTCACGACACCGAGGGGGGTGTTCGCCATGAGCTTGTTGTTCGGGTTCTCCGGGTCGTTGATGTCTCCGAGGGGAGGACGCCCTTCGTCCTGCCGCGCCTCGTTCACCGTCTTGTAAGGCATGCCCGCGAGCGCCAACTTGTTGATGTTGGCCTTAGACATGGACTCCTTGATGTTCAGGCGGGTGAAACGGAAGGCGAGGTTGTTCTGGCTACCCCCGAAGCTCTTGTCCCAGACGATTTCCCGGGTGAAGTAGTCCTGAACGAGGGCGAGGAGGGGCCGCAGCCCCTGATCCTCGGTCAGCTCCTGCTGGACCTCGCCCTCGGAGCGGTTGATGTTGAAGGAAAGACCGATGTCCTGAGGTGAGATGAGGTAGACGGCGCAGATCTTGCGGACGAGGTAGTCCAGCCACTCCCGGTACTGCATCTCCCTGTTGGAGGCCCGGAAGGGGATGAACTTGGCTCCCTTGGTGCCGCCGAGGAAAGCCATGGCACCCTTGCCGGCGACTTCCGCCAGCCAGTAGCTCTTGAAGCCCTCGACCTGCTCCGGTCGGGCACCTTCGCCGAGATCCAGCATGCCGTCGGGTGCGGCGTTGGTCACCTGACGGTGATTGAACTGGCTGCCGTTGATCTCGGCGTCGATCGTCTGCTTGAGGGTCTCGAGGGGTGACAGGCCCACGACCGAGTAGGTCCGCGGGTTGGCCATGATGTAGACGAGGTCCTCGTTGCGGAAGGGGACCTCGTACTGGGGGGCCGGAGCCCACCAGTAGCGTGGCTCGTCCGGGTCGCCGTCCCACAGGGAGTTGACCTTGATCTTGGCCCCGTCGACGGCGTGCAGGAAGGCCACCGACCCGCCGAGGGTCCTCTCCTTCTCGATGGTCCCGGCGTCGAGGACGAGGATGTCCTCGATGATCGGCTCCACCCACGAGCGGAAGGACTCCACCGCGAGGTTGGGGCGGGTGAACAGCTCCCGCAGGTCGTCCTGCGTCCTCTCGCTGGCCACCTTCGTCTGGTCGAAGGGGACGATGTCCCACTCGGCGGAGGAGACCTGAGCCTTGCGGACATTGATCGCCGCCCTGATCCACTCGGAGTGCTCGGCCCAGTTGCGGAACAGCGCCGAGGACGACTTCCCGACCCTGCCGCGCTCCTGAAAGATCATGGCCGCGCTTCCCGGGGGCAGGTTCTTGGGGCTCGTGCGGTAGCTGAAGAGGGACATCCGCAGGCCCATCCGTCCCTGCGGGGTCAGGAGGGACGAGCGGAGTCCGGCAGGCTGGGGGATGGACATCTAGCGAAGCTCCCGGAAGTGCGCCGCAAGAATTGCGTCCTGCTGGGCGTTGAGGAAGTCCTCCTCGACCTTCTTGTTGCCCGCCGCGATGGCCTCTTCGTAGGTGAGGCGATAGGTCTCGATGCCCGCGAGGAGCACGCCGATGTAGTCGGGCACGAGACGCTTTCCGTCCCGGAACTCCATTTCAGTCCACTGGCGGACGGTATCGCTCATGCTCACCTACCTTTTCAGGCTCCCGAAGAAGAACGAGTCCCCGCCCATGTCCATCGAGTAGCCGAGGGCGTCGACGAGGTCGTCGTGGCCCTTGGGAAAGGACAGGAGCTGGACCTCGAAGGTCGTCCCCCGCAGGGAGGCGTGATGGAAGACCTTGTGGGCCTCGTACTTGGCAGCGACCGCCCGGGCCCGGGTCACCTTGTCGCCGTCTGCCTTCTTGCCCTCGATCGGGATGCGGGGGTAGTCCTCCATGACCTCCTGAACGAGGGTCGACTGGAACTGGACCTTCTCCACGATGACGAGGGCGATGTTGGGGAAGGCCATCCAGCCGTCGTGGATGAACTCGGCGTGATGCGACTCGCGCTTGTCCTGATAGGCCGACAGGACATAGAAGTCGCCCGTCTCGAGGTTCTCGGCCGTGGTCACCCGGGCGGTGAAGTCGGCCCTCTCCCTGACCGAGCTGGCGAGGTCCACGCCCATGCGGATGGTGTACCTGCCCTCGGGGAGAGAGTGGAAATGCTGGAAGGGGCCGTGGAAGATGTTGCCCTCGAGCAGGCCCGAGATGTCGTTCTGGTAGGAGCAGGCGAAGAGGGCCGAGCCCATCTCCTCCTTCTCCCGCAGGAGGTTCTCGACCGGCCAGTACTCCGGCCAGTAGGAGACGAGCCGGCCGTGCTCGTCCTCGGTGAGGGCCGACACGACATGGCTCTTCCAGCCGAAGCCTCCCTCGTGGGTGGGCTTCATGAAGCGCTCGTAGAGGTCCTCCTCGCCCCAGCGTGTCCCGATGACGACCACGGCTCCGTCGGGTGCCAGACAGGGCTTGAGGGTCTTTTTGAACCAGACCTCGACGGCTTCCCGCTGGTCGACCGACTGGGTGTTCTCCTCGTCGAGGATGTCGTCCATCAGGATCAGGTCGAAGCGCTTGGAGATGATCGCCCCGCCGACCCCGACCGCGAACAGGGTCACATCCTTGCTGCCTAGCCAGCGGGAGTTGGCGACCAGCCACTCCTTGTCGGTCCACTTGGCAGAGGAGGGCTTCGAGTCGGGGAAGACCGTCCGGTGAGCGGCGTTGGACTCGATCGTGTACTTGATCGCCCGGGAGAAGTCCTTCGACTGGGTGTCGGTGTTGCTGACCATGCCGATGCGGATGTCGGGGAACTTGCCGACCAGCCACGCACCGAGGATGGTGTTGTCCCATGTCGTCTTGGCCCCGCCGCGGGGAAGCAGGTAGACCTCGTGCTCGCGTCGGTAGATGGCATCGAGGGTCTCGGTGACCATCTCCCGGTGGTGCTTGGCGGGGACATAGCCGAAGACCAGCTCCCCGTAGGCGAAAACCGCCTCGGGACCGTCAGTTCTCGCCAGCTCGACCAAGGCGTGGGATCGGAGATCGTTCAGAGCCTGAGGGGACAATCCCTCGAGTTGCCTCGACAATGCCTCGAAGGACATCTGCGCCGAGGGGTCCGGTGGAGGCGGCAACATTGAGACCAAGGCTTCGTTCCTCCGAGATGCTGGACGGGCGCCCGAAGAGAACATTGAGGCGGTCGATCAGCAGGGCGAGGTCCTGAGGCTTGATGACCATCAGGGGCTCCTCGACCCACTCGTTGCCCTTCCAGCGCAGGGTCGTCTTCTGCATGTCCGCACGCATCTTGGTGATCGCCTCGTCGATCGCGTCGATGGCGTTGTCGCGGACCTCCACCTCCCTGCTCATCCTCCGCGCCTCGGAGTTGGAGAGAAGGGCCACCGCCCTGTCCGAGGTGCGGGCGCGGTAGTCGGCCCTCTTGCGGGCCCACTCGCGCCGACGGGAGTGCTCCATGACCAGAGAGTGGTTGGTGATGGCATTGAGGCGGGCCAGCTCGCGCAGGGACATGGTTCCCGAGACGTACTGCTTCTCGATCATGTCCCAGTCGAACTTCTTGTTCACCTGATGTCCCTCGTGATCCCGTATTTCAGGCGCCTGTCCCACCAGAGTTCGATGCGCGTGATCTTGGGATGGTTGATCAGGAGGCGCTCGAGGATCCACGAGGCGATGCCCTGACCCGTCTGCGAGCCGCCGACCAGCATGTCGTCGAGGCTGTGCTGGTGAAGCTCGGAGAGGATGTCCACGAGGCGCTCGAGGATCTTGGTGGTCACCTCGGTCTGCTCGGTGACCTCGACCTCGAAGTGGTGCCCATGGGGGTGGACTGACTCGAGGGGATCGTGATGGGTGGCGTCGAAGTAGGCGCTGGCGACGACATAGCGGCTCACGGGACCGGGGACGCCTCCATGGCGGCCTTGGCCTCCTTGATGCGGAGACAGGTCTCGCAGGACTTCTCCTCCCACCAGTCGGGCGGGAGGGTCTCGAAGATCTCGTCGTCCTCGGCGACCTCGAGCCCGCAGGAAGTCGACGACGGATCGTCGAACTTCAGGACATGCCAAGAGGCGATCTTGACCCAAGTGATGCTGGCCACCCGGAACCTCCTCGGGACAAAAAGGGACGGACCGCCCCCGAGAGGGCGGCCCGTCCGTTCGGGCTGGAGCTGCTCGACGCACCCGGAGGTCAACCGAGAGGCGCGGAGCGGCTACCGCTGGACCCTGTTGAGTTGTACCACGAAGCCTACAGCCTGCGCCAGCCCCTTCGCTAGATCTCCGCTCCGGTTTCGGCTGACCGCTTGGCGTAGATGTCTACCCACTGGTCAGTCTCGACATCGTAGCGCCAGTCGATGGTGAACTCGTTCGTCGCGAGGCGGAGGACCTGACCACCCTCGCCCACGACCACCCCGTACAGGGCCCCCTGATCGTCCATGAAGCCGATCAGGACGCCCTGCCTCGTCATGGCCCACGCGGCACCGACGGAGACATGCAGGGTCTCGAGGGGGCCCCCGATCGGAAGGAGGGTGATCATCGAATGCCGAAGCACTTGGCGCACAGGGAGGGCCCGGTGATGGCCGTCCCGAGACCGATGAAGAAGCACACCCGGCGGTGGCCGCAGGAGGTGCATTTCTGGCGGGGAGTCCTGTGGAGGCTGATCTGGAGGGTCATGGTGTGAGGATGCTCGGGGGTGGCGAAGGAGGTGTCCACCACCGGGGCGAACATGCCCAGCTGGTCAGGGTGGTGGGCCTCCGGGGCCCTCAGGGGGGAGATGCTCATCAGTAGTCCCTCATGATGGCTGGGGTGTTCGGGCCGGCGTACAGGCCCACGGTGTTGAACTCGAGGTACTCCTCTGCGTCGCCGGCATCCATGCCGGTGGACACGAGGGACTCGACCATCTTGGTGTAGCTGTAGACGATGAAGTAGCGGTGCGTGCCACCCCGGATCTCAGTCTTCTCGTAGACGCCGTCTTCGGTGGCGATCTTCACCTCGATTGGCTCGAAGCGCTCGGCGATGCCGAGGAAGGCGTCCTCCATGCCGTCGAAGAGGATGATCTCCTCGTCCAGCAGGCCCATCTCCTCGATCAGGTCGAGGATCTCGTCGCGGGTCAACGATCGCCCCACAGCCAGCGCATCTCGGACTCCTCGAGGATGTGGATGCCCTTGCTCTCGAGGAGCCTGAGGGTCTCGAGGTCGAAGATGGGCTTCCGGGACGGCCGATACCAAGGGATGGGCCAAGGGCTGATGCGGGACAGCCACTCGGCAAGGGAGGGGCCCCGCCAAGGCCCCCCGTCGGTCACCTCAGGCATAGACGGGAGTCCGGTTGGCGATCCGGAGGAACATCTCCTCGTTCGCCTCGAGGAGGAGCTTCTGGGCCAGCATGTTGTCTTCGGGCGGAACGGACTCGCTTGGATGGATGCAGAACCGGTCGCGAACGCGGCCACCGTCATCGAGGCGGTCGACGTTGCCAGCCCAGCCCCGACGGATCCGGTAGGTGCCCTTGGGAGTGATCACCTCAAACCAGTTGTTATCCGCGAGCTGCTTGCGCTGCTCCTCGGTGAGGTTCTCCTCGAGGATCACCCGGGCCCTCGCTGCCGCTGCCTGCTCCTCGGCAAGCCTGTCAGCCTGAGCCTGCAGCTCGGCCGCAACCTGCTCGGGGGTGGGAGACTCGAAGCGCCAGACCGTGGGGGTCGCCCCTCCGGTGTTCCACGCATCCCACGCCGGGTAGACGATGTTGGATATCGTGGTGGTAGTCGTCGTGATCCAGTTGGTCCAGACGACGTTCGTGATCGTTCCCGAGTTGCCCGTCCCGAGATCGACGCGGTAGCTATAGCCGTCGATGGTGGGCACGCTAGCCACCTCGCATGGGCGGCGCGAGGATGATCTTCTCGGCGTTGGGGTCGAACTCGCGAATCTGCTCGCCCTTCTCGCCGCTGCGGCGGACGGCGAAGGCGAGGTGGCCCTTCTTCGTCAGGTCGTCGAAGGACTTCTTGGCTGCAGCGACCTCCGCAGGGATGTCGGGGTTCCAGATGATGCGAACATCCCCGAGCCTGCTCAGGGTTGCCATCTCTCCCACGATTGACCTCCTTCTCCGCCCGAGCACCGTCGCCCGCTGGCGGTTTCCGCCACTCTACGACTTGCTGGTCTTCTTGCCAAGCTTGCGCTCGAAGAACTCCCTGTCCTGCTTGGCGAGGCCGGCGAAGACGTCCTTCATGGGGTGCTCGATGCGGAGGGGCGGGATCACCCTGTCGGCGGGCTCAGGAGACTCCGGGGGGCGCGCCGCCAGTTCTCGCTTCAGGCGCTTCACCTCGTTCTCAAGCTCCTCGATTTTCTCCCGGGCAGCGGAGAGGCTCGGGCTCTGGTCGGGGGGCGGGATAACGGGCGCGAAGCCCGTCGTCAGGGGCGGTTCAGCCTCCGGCAGACCCGCGATGTAGCCCTCCGGGTAGTAGGTTCCCACCGCCTTGGTGTAGCGGCGGATCTTGACGGGCTCGGTGAGGGCGGCGAGGTTGGCGCGGCCGAACTCGGCCGTCGTCATCTCCTTCATGTCATCTCCCTAGTCGACTTCGGGCGGCGTCAGCCAGCCCAGCTCGAGGAAAGCGGCATAGCGTCCCTTGACCTTGAGGCGCTTGTAGGCCGAGGAGGCGAGGTTCTTGACCGTCTGGGTGTGGATGCCCAGCTTGGCCGCCACCTCGGGCACGGTCAGGCCGTTGGCCAGCTCGGCCAGAACCTCCCACTCCCGTTTCGTGATGGGCAACATCCCTAGCTCCGCGTGAGGGCTGCGACCACGAGGGCTGCTACCACGAAGATGACCACCCACAGGAGGCCCGCAAGCAGGAAAGCGAAGGCGCAGTTGGGCCTCACCATGCGACCTCGACGATGACCAGCAGGTTGGCGGAGGCCCCCACGGCACCCACGACGAGGGCGGCGATGCCGGCGATGCGCCAGCCCCAGCGACGGCGGGTGAGGACGAGGGCCAGCATTCCCGCGGCCTTGGCCATGAGGGTCCAGCCGGGCCCGAACGCCGCCACCGGGGACCACTCGATGGGCTCGATCACCAGCATCCCCGCAACGAAGGTCATGGCGTCAGCCCACTGAGCCAGCATGCTCGCCGTCAGGAGGCTCACCCGATCCTCCGGTCGATTGCGGCGAGGACGGTCTCTTGCGCCGCCCACCAGCCGTTGTCCTCGAACACGCCCCAGTCCGTTCCATGCTCCGGGGGTTCCATCCCCGCCACCTCCTCCCGCAACTCGCGGAGGACGGCGGCGCGGGCCTCGGCTGGCTTCCCGGCGTTCTTGCATCCCGTACAGGGCCAGTAGTGGTAGCCCTCGCCCTGCCGCAACTTGACGAGCGGCAGACCACAACACGCGGCCAACCCCGATCCAGCAGGGTCCTCTAGGTGGACAACGATCACGGGGTAGTCCGGCAAGCGCCTCATCGGCTCACTCATGGTCGGCCTCCTGCGCGGTGAGGGCGTCCTTTGCGGCTGACCTCGCGCTCCTGACATCGAGCCACGGGGTATTGGCGATCTCCACCAGCGCGGCGCGGAGGGTGGCGATGGTGGCGAGATGGGCGCTGATCTCGTCGGCGTCTTGCCGAAGATCGAACTCGAACTCTCGCAACCCATCCGGCAGGAACACGGCGCGGTCGGCGAGGATGGCGGCGGCGCACTCTCGGATGAACGTCTCGTAGGGTACGGTTTCGGAATACCACGGCTGGCCCAGCGCGAGCGCGGAGTCCAGCCTCACAGCCAGATCGGCGAGGCCGCGGTCAGCGGAGGTCATGGTCGGCCTCCTGAGCGGCGAGGGCGGCGCGGGTGCTCGCCCCGATCTGGCCCAGCGTCAACACGCCAGCGGCGACGAGCGCCCGGCATAGATGGCAGTCGCGCTCGGGGTCGGGACCGGCGTGGAGCGTCATGGCATACAGACCTTGGTGGGTGTGCCGCCGGACGATCTCCCCGACGGCGCGGAGGGCGGCGATGGTGGCCTTGTGCCCGCAGTCAACGGTGATGCTCTCAACGAACTCGCGGGCCGCCGCCTCGCCCTTCGGGTCGTGGCCGCAGTCGCCGTCCGGCAGGAACACGGCGCGGTCGCCGAGGATGGCGCGAGCGTAGATGTACGACGCAGCCTGAGCGTCGCCAAGGTGATCCGCCAGCGCCCCGGCCAGCGCGGCGAGGCCGCGGTCAGCGGGGATCATCAGTCGGCCTCCTGTGCGGCGAGGGCGGCGTACTCGTGGGCGACGCGTTCGGCCTGCTGCCATGCGTGGGTCGGGGACCATCCCCACGCTGCCGTGAACGCTTCGCCCAGTCGTTCCACGTTCAGCGGCGCGGCGCGGAGGTCGGCGATGGTGGCGGCGATCTCGCGGGCATCGTTCACGGTGATCTTCGACTCGGCCAGCAGACGAGCCAGCAACGCGGCGCGGTCGCGGTCAGCGGGGGTCATGGTCGGCCTCCTGAGCGGCGAGGGCGGCGCGGGCGACAGCCTGAGCCGATAGCCAGCCGAGCCGCCACCACTTTCGGCAGATCGGTCCATTGGGCTGCGGCAGGGTTTCCGGCCGAACCTCCAGCGCGGCGCGGAGGTCGGCGATGGTGCGCTCGTGCCCTTCGCACGCCTTGTCACGAGCCGTCAGCCTCCAGCCCGCATTGTCGAGGGCGGCGAGGATAGCGGCAGCCCGTCTGTGCTGGAAGGTATCCGGATGGTTGGCGACCCACCTCGGTGTCGTATGGACCAGCGCCTCGGCCAGCGCGGCGACGCGGGGATCGCTCATCACGGCCACCGCATGACGATGATGCGGCCACAGTAGGGGCAGTCGCCGCGATACCCGTGCTTGCAGTAGGTGACCTCGATGATCATGGCTTCTTCTCCTGCGCCTTGTCGAGGGCGGCGCGGAACTCCACAGCGTCGTGGTCGTGGCTCAGGGTCCTGCCACAGACGATGCACGGATGCTCGTCATTGACAGCGTGCGGGTCGTCCCACGGCTCCGGAGCCACCTCCTGTGCCGTGGCGAGGGCAGTGAGCCCGCAGGTGCAAGGATCGGATGGGTTGGATGCTCGGCAGTCGCCAAGGTGCCGCGCTCCGTACTTCGCCAGCGCGGCGCGGAGGGCGGCGATGGTGGCGGCTTGCGCGTCCATCGTGGCCCATGAGTCGTCATGTGCCGCCTGACACGTCAGCCCGTCCGGCAGGAAGACGGCGCGGTTGCCGAGGATGGCGGCGGCGTCGGCGATATGGTGGTCCGCGATGCGGTGGGGATGTGGCGGCACGCCCGCCGTCTCCGGATCGGCAGCATGGTTGTATCGGACGTGCAGCGCCTCGGCCAGCGCGGCGAGGCCGCGGTCAGCTGGAATCATGGTCGGGCCTCCACTTCCGTTCGATGAGCCAGCATCCGATGGCGAAGGTGACAACCCAGCCGAGCATCAGCGCCGCGAAGAACCAGAAGGGGTCGTTCATGGCTTCTTCTCTGGCGCGGCGAGGACAGTGAGGACAATCTCATCGCGCAGGATCAGGTCATCCCCGCCATCGTCGCGGCTGTTGAACCGGATCAGCCCAAGGTGATACCAGCGGTCAATGACGGCCCCGACACGACCCCGCATGGCCTTCTCGTCCAGCGCGGCGCGGAGGGCGGCGATGGTGGACTCGCGCTCCATGAGGGCAGCCCGGAGGGCGGCATTGTTGGAGGACGTTCCTTCGGATGTTTCGATCTCATAGGCGGCTCGTAGATTGGCTTCGTGCCCGCAATCCCCGTCCGGCAGGAACACGGCGCGGTCGGCGAGGATGGCGGCGGCTTCTCTCTCGCCGAAGTCCGCGATGACCTGTCGGCGCGAACGGGGCTTGCCGAAGCCCGCCATATGGAGCGCGTCAACCAGCGCGGCGAGGCCACGGTCAGCGGGGGTCATGGCGTGAGCCTCCTGCCGATTGCGGCGAGGACGGCGGGCTTGTGGACTTCGTGCCAGTCGCGATCCATCTCGGAGGCGTCCAGCAGCCGCCACACTTTCTTGCGAATGCAATCGCGAGCCTCGCTCGTAGCGGGGTGGCGGTGGCCGCAATCGAACGGGATCAGGACCGCGTGGAAGCCGATCTCGATGACGCCCCGGTAGCCGTCGCGATGGTTGCCCCTTGCGACGACGCGGAGTTTCGTCGGGTCAGTCATGGTCGGCCTCCTGCGCGGCGAGGGCGGCGCGGCACCTAGCCAGCGCGTCGAGCCAGCCTTCCTCGTATGTGTCGCGGTTCGTCGGGTTCGGAATGGAGTCCAGCGCGGCGCGGAGGGCGGCGATGCGGACGACGGCACAGGGCCACTGGACCGTCACCATATCCTCGTCCGTCCCCGGAACCCACTCGCGGCAGATGACACAGCAGCCGTATGAGTCGTCTTTGTGCGCGGCGAGGCCGCGGTCAGCGGGGATCATGGTCGGCCTCCTGAGCGGCGAGGGCGGCGCGGCATCTAGCCAGCGCGGCGCGGAGACGGCGGATGTTCTCGGACTGCTCGCCATGGACGGGATCGGAGAACGTCCGGCCGCACGAACGACACTTGCTCATGCAGAAGCCACCCGAGACGAAGCCGTGCTGATCCAGCCTGAGGCGGGCGATCTCGGCCATAGCTCCCGCCGCCATCTCCATGTCGTGCTTCAGATCTTCGATGGAGGCAAGGGTCCATCCCGTCGCATCGAGGGCGGCGAGGATGACGGCAGCCCACGAGGGATACGGCTGCGGAATGTAGGCTGCGACCATCGCCGCTTCCAGCGCCGCGAGCCGGGGATCAACGGTGATGGGAGTCAGGAACCCGTCCGGGAACCCGGACGACTCGGTCATCGGTCCTGCTCCAGCATCTGGTTCCAGAGCTTCCGGTAGTGGCGGTGGTGGCCGGGGAAGCCTGAGAGGTAGTGGATCGATATGGTCAGCATCCGCTTCGCCTCCACGAGCCCGCCCCAGAGGGTCTCCTCCTCGAAGGGGATGGCGTGGCGGTGCATGCGGGCGAGGACGCTGCGGGCGAGCAGGATCTCCTCGTCGGTCGGGATCTTGTCCCACTGCGGGCGAACGCGGAGGACCTCCGCATCGGTGGGGTTCACAGCCCGGCCACCGTCATGAACCCCAGCCATGCCCCCACGAGGAGGGCGACGGGTACCCCGACGATGAAGACGAGAACTCCGACGACCACCAAGAACAGAGTTGCCATGTCGACCTCCGTAGTTGGCAACATCCTAGACCCGGACGGCGGAGTTGGCAACAGGCAAGTTGGCAACACGGGGTGAGGAGGGGGAAGTTGGGGTCTTTCCGGGGGCCCTTGGGC